GGCATCATTGATGGTATTGGTGTAACATCAAATATAAGTTCTTTAACTATTACTTTATTTATAGATAAATAATTATCATGCCTATTTATAAGACGAGTCAATTTACTGGCACGTCATTTTATGATGATGCTCAAGATCTTTATGGATTAAGTAATAGATCTTCTATAAAATCTAAAACAACCAAATCACAAAGAGCTAGATTATCTGATGAAGAAGCAGAAGAATCTGATAAAAATAAAAATTCAAAAGTATTAATGGCCAATCTTGGAATGATGGTTGGTTATGAAAAAGGTGGAATGCCACCAAGAAATAAAAAAAACTATCGTTCAACTGAGGCGGGTGCTGGAATGACACAAGCTGGTGTTAAAGCCTACAGAAGAATGAATCCTGGTTCTAAGTTATCAACAGCTGTTACAGAAGATAATCCAGGACCAAAAAACGCTGCAAGACGTAAATCATATTGTGCAAGATCTGCAGGACAAATGAAGATGTTTCCAAATGCAGCAAAAGACCCTAATTCTAGAATAAGACAAGCAAGAAGAAGATGGAAATGTTAACTTGTAATGTCTTATTTAAATGCTAACATACCACCTATATATTGTAAAATAAGGAGAGAGTATTTATATGACTTACGAGAACATCACGGCGAAACTGAAGATTGTGTGGTCTTTGCTATTGCAAGTATTCCAGGGCGTGCAATCCTATTTCATGCTTTACTTACGAATGGTGCAATATTCTGGAGGCTTCCTATCAGTGCTTTTCTTCAAGGAGGAGACAGCAGTTCTGTGCATCAAGGAAAAGTGGAACATTCAGATCTCGAAGATCTTGAGCTATGGAATTCATTTAGTTATTATCCTTCTGTTACTACTTTTGATTTTTTAATCGGACAACGCTGTAAATATTTAGGAAAGGATAAGAAATTTATTCATGGACAATATTTATTTACGATTGATTGGGCGCATCCAGAACCTAATATCTTGGATACTGAACATTCCGAAATTCCTGATCAACATAAGTGTGCTCACGTTTTGGTTCTTGATAACGGTAATTATGCAGCTCAACCTAATAATCGTATTCTGTGGAGTATTCCTAGCTTTACAACTTCAACACATTGGCCGGACTATAAAGTACAAACTAATGAATGGAATGTAGAAAATAGATCATGGAAAACAGATAGTACTGATAATTTTTTTTATGATATAATGGATAAGGATAAAAAAAATGAGTGATTTAAAATTAAGTGATCAAACAAGTGTAGCCTTACCTATTAAAAATATAGTGGCTATTATATCTGCTATTGTTGTTGCGGTATGGACGTATTTTGGTATTGTTGAACGATTAAATAGATTAGAGACTAATGAAAAGTTAATGGCTCAAGATTTGCTTAAAAAAGCAGAACAAACTCCTAAGAACCAAGAGATGTATATGTTAATTGAATATCAAGCTAAATCAATTGATAAACATTCTAAACAATTAGAAGAAAACGTACATACTAAAGTATTAATAGCTCAATTAGAAAAAAAAATAGATAAACTAGAGAAAGAATTAGATACCTTAAGAGGTAAATAATGATAGAAGTAGTATTTGCATTATTAATGTATATGAATGGTAAATTAGAGGGTTATTCTCCTAAAGCTAATATTGCGGATTGTTTAGAACAAAAAAGAAAAGTAGAACGTGATGGTAATCCAAGTGTTACTTCATGGAGTTGTAAAGAAGTAAAAGCCATTATAGAAACAGATAAACATGGCATTAAAAGAATCAAAGAAGTTAAGCAAGACTAATTGTATTAACAATCTGACAGTTGGATGCTGTCTCTCAAATCAATGTAAATGTTATGATAATCAAGACTACAATAATAAGATATTTGATGATAGCTCTAGCAGCATTTGTATTAGGTACATTCTTCCCCAATCCAGTCGCCAAGAACAAGGCTCAGGGTGAAGCAATAACCTGGGCCAAGCAACTTGGATTTGGACCCCCTAGGTTTGAGTACTCAAACGACAAAGAATTCATATCCTCCCTTACCCACTGCATCAATTATCTTAATTTTAATATCCCAAGAAAACAAAGAGTAAATACAGAATTAATAATAGCTCAAGCTGTTGTTGAAAGTGACTATGGAAGATCAAGGTTCGCGCGCGAGGGGCACAATCTATTTGGTATAAGAGTGTGGTCAAAAGAAGGAATGTTGCCTTTATTACAACCTAGTACAATAGATTGGCGCGTAAGAGTCTTTAAAAACAAGTGTGAATCTGTTAAGTATTACATAGAAATTCTTAATACAAAAAGAGTATATGCAGAATTTAGAAGAGTTAGGGAAATGACATTGAATAGAAATCCTATTGCAATGGCTAAAACTTTGGATAACTTTTCTACAAATAAACAATATGAGAAACATGTTATTGAGGTTATTATAAAATTAAGAAATGAATCTAAGTAAAAGTTTTACATTGAATGAATTAACAAAGTCACAAGAAGCGTTAAGACTTGGTATAGATAATACACCGAGTGATGAACATATAGAAAATTTAAAAATACTTTGTGAAAAAATACTACAACCATTAAGAGATTTTTATGGAATGCCGTTATCCGTAAGCTCTGGTTATAGATCAGCAGAACTATGCAAGGCTATCGGATCAAGCTCCACGAGCCAGCACACGCGCGGGGAAGCAGCAGACTTTGAGATATTTGGTGTAGCTAATAAAACTTTAGCTGAGTTTATTGTAGCTAACTTAGACTTTGATCAATGTATACTTGAGTTTTGGAATGAAAACGAGCCTAATAGTGGATGGGTTCATTGTAGTTTTTCAAAAAAATACAATAGGAAGCAGTACTTGAAGGCAGAGAAAGTAAATGGTAAAATTGTTTATTCACCAATGTTTTAATTATGGCTATAGGAAGATCACAAATACCACAACAGATTGAAGGCAAGATTAGAGGGGCTAAACCATCACGAGCCATGCTTGCAGCTAAAAAAAGAAAGAAAAAATAATGGCTAAACTTTGTCCAAAAGGAAAAGCAGCAGCAAAAAGAAAATTTAAAGTTTATCCAAGCGCATATGCAAATATGTATGCATCTGCAGTTTGTTCTGGAAAAATAGTTCCAGGTGGAAAAAACAAGTCTCAACAAAGAAAAGAAGTATCAAATTATAAACAAGGTGGAGTTGCAAAAGGTTGTGGAGATATAATGGATGAAAAAAGAAAAGTAACTAAAAAATTTTAAAATGAGTTTACGTAAATGGGTTCAAGAAAAATGGGTAGATATTGGGTCTAAACGTCCAGATGGTTCCTTTGCCCCTTGTGGTAGATCTAAAGGTGAAAAAAGAAAAGGATATCCAAAATGTGTACCATTAGCTAAAGCAAGAGCCATGTCAGAAGGTCAAAGAAGATCAGCAGTCACAAGAAAAAGAGCAGCAGGTAATATAGGTCCAAAACCAACTTTTGTGAAGACATTTACTAAGAAGTACTATGGTGGTATGATTGACGTATGAAAAAAGAACTATCACAAAAACAAATGAAAATTGCAGCTGCGGCTGAACCTAGAGATCAAATAACTGGAGAAGATTTTGCAGTTTTGAAAAAAGGTATGGCTGAAGGTGGAATGGTATTTGAACCAAGAGGTCAAAAACCTATTCAAGTTAAAAAACAATTATCCAGAATTAGATAAGGTTATGACTTATGGCCACATCTGGAACAACATCATTTAATTTAGACATCGACGATGTCATCGAAGAGTCTTTTGAAAGATGTGGTATTCGTAATACTAAAGGTTACGATTTAAAATCATCAAGACGAAGTTTAAATTTATTATTTTCTGAATGGGGAAACAGAGGTATTCACCTTTGGAAAGTAGAATTAAAAAATCAATTATTAACAGCAGGCACGATTACTTACACAACACCTAGTGATTGTAGTGATGTATTAGAAGCTTACGTTTCAACTTCTGAATCTATAACTTCAAGCACTCAAGATATATCATTAACTAAAATTGATAGATCTGCATATGCGGGATTGCCTAATAAAGGTCAAACAGGACAACCAACACAATATTATGTTGATAGACAAACTACACCCACTATTAGTTTATATCTTGCTCCCGATGCAAACACTTACACATTTTTAAAATATTATTATATTCAAAGAATTCAAGATGCGGGTTCTTATACTAATCAAGCAGATTTACCTTATAGATTTTTACCATGTATGGTTTCTGGACTTTCATTTTACTTATCTCAAAAATATGCACCAGATAGAATACAAGGTTTAAAATTATTATACGAAGATGAATTAGAAAGAGCTTTACAAGAAGATGGTCAAAGAACATCTTTATATATTACACCTTTTACATATTTTGGAGAAAGATATTAATGCCATTTGCACGAGGAAAAAGATCATTAGCAATTTCTGATAGATCAGGAGTACAATTTCCTTATCTAGAAATGGTTAAAGAATGGACCGGATCTATTGTTCATATATCTGAATTTGAACCAAAGCATCCTCAATTAGATCCTCCTTATCATCCTGCAGACCCTCAGGCTTTAAAAGGTCCAAGAGCAGATGTAAGACCAGGCGGTGGAGTTTTAGTTCAATTAGATTTGTATTATTGGCCAGGTCAATTTGTAACTATTCCTAATAGTATGCAGCCTGGAATAAGTGGAGATATTATTAATACTAGAAGATCGGCTTATAGTGCCGTTGGAAATGTAACTATTAATATAACATGACATACGCAGAATTAGTACAAAAGATTAGAGATTACACAGAGGTAGGTTCTGAGGTTTTAACATCTACTATTGTTAATGGATTTATTAGAGATTCTGAATTTAAGATATTTAGAGAGGTAGATGCTGATTACGCGCGCGAGTACGCGACATCTACATTTACAACTAACAATAAATATGTAGCTTTACCAAATGCTTCTGGATCAGCTGGTACAAATACAGAAAGAAGAGCTTTAATTGTTCGTTCTGTGGTTGCTACAAATAGTTCTTCTGTTCAAGTATCATTAGAGCCAAGAGATGATACATTTATAACTGAATATAATTCAACAGGTTCTACTGGTTTTCCTAAATATTATGCAACTTTTAGAGAAAATGCTATTGAAGTAGCTCCTACACCAGATGCACCTTATGTTGTTTCTTTAGATTATATTTACACTCCAGATGGACTTAGTGTTACAAATACTACAACTTATATTAGTTTAAATGCACCAGAGTTATTATTATACGCATGTTTATTAGAAGCTTTTGCATATTTAAAAGGACCTATGGATATGTACAAACTGTATCAAGAGAAGTATAATGAGGCATTACAAGGATTTGCGTTAGAACAAACAGGTCGAAGACGTAGAGACGAGTATCAAGATGGAGCATTGAGATTAAAATTAAATTCTCCATCACCATAATAAAATTATAGGAGAATAATTATGACATTAAATATAGACCAAGCGGTTTGTAATAGTTTCAAAGCACAACTGTTAGATGGAGATCACGATTTTTCAGCAGCAGGTGGAGATGTTTTTAAATTAGCACTTTACACTTCAGCAGCGACATTAAATGCAACAACAACTGTTTACACTTCAACAAATGAAGTAACAGGTACTGGTGGAACATATTCTGCAGGTGGAGGAATATTAACAGGACAAACAGTTTCATTAGATGGTTCAGTAGGAATAGTAGATTTCGCAGATTTATCTTTTACAGGAGTTACACTAAGTGCATTGGGTGCAGTAATTTATAATACTTCATTCGGTAGTAATGCAGCAGTGTGTGTATTAGATTTCGGTGCTGTTAAAACTGCAACATCAGGAACATTTACAATTTTATTTCCAGCGTTCACAAGTTCAGCAGCTATATTAAGAATCGCTTAATTTTAGGAGGGCCAAGTGGCAGATATTACAGTAGAAGTATCGTCACCTGGCCTAACAGCCTACGGAGCAGGCACATGGAGCTCTTTATCTTTTGGTGGTGATACTGTTACAAATGTTTCTATTGGTTCAGTAGATGCTTTTAATTCTGAGGGTTGGGGAAGATTAACTTGGGGCTCATTAGTTTGGGGACAAGATTTTGAAAGTGTAACAGTATCTGTTACAACACCTGGCACACCTACAACATGGGGACAATCTACATACGGAAATTATTCTTGGGGACAAATTACTGGTGTTCAAGTAGAGACAGGTGAAGAATTAATTGAAGCAGGGGCTAGTGTAATTCTATCTACAAATTTATTAAATTTAACTGTTGATGCAGTTTCTGCTCAAGCAAATTTTATAATTGAAGCTACTGGAGTTGAATTAAATTCAACCGTTAATTCTGTTTTTGCTGGAGAAAATGTAATTGTAGAAGTTACAACTCCTGGTTCTAATACAACTTGGGGACAAGGATCTTTTGGACAGTATGCTTGGAATCAAATTACTGGTTCTTCTGCTGATTTAGGTGAAGAAACAATTACAGCTGAAGAAAATATTACATTAACTTTAAGTACAAATATTGTAAATATATCAGCAGCTTCGCTAGCAGGAACTATTTCTGGAACAACTTGGGGTTTCCAAACATGGGGAAGTAATGCTTTTGCTCAACTAGATAATTTTATAACTGCAGATAGCAATTTAAGTTTAAATACAAATTTATTAACTGTAGAAGAAGGTTTTGCTCAAGAAAACGTAGATGCTAACACTATTGTAGAATTAACATCTCCTGGTAATTTACCATGGGGAGCAACTTCTTGGGGTAATGGTTCGTGGGGTAATATTGGAGGAATGTTTGTATCTCAAGGTGCTGAAGAAGAAGCTACTCCAGGAGTTGAGGTTTTTGTATCAACTAATTTATTAACATTAACTTTAACCTCAATTGCTCAAGTTACTGGAGACGCTAATATTACAGCAAATACTAATCTATTAACAACAAGTTTAGGTGATGAAGAGGGATTACCAAATACAATAGTTACACTATCTACTAATTTATTAAGTGTAAGTGTTGGATCTGCTTCAGGTGAGGTTTTATCTACAGTAAGCCCAACTGGCGTAAGTGCAACAGCTTCTACAGGTCGTTTATTTATAGCTGCCTGGGCAGTTGTAGATATAGGGGTAACCAATAATTGGAGTGTGGTTGACATAGCGGCTTAATGAAACTAAAATTAGATATTATACATAATTTATAAAGGATTTTTATGGCATCAACAT